CCAAAGCCAAAGAGGCATGGACATGGCTAGTAGAAAACTCAGAAATTCTCCTGCTGGCCGAGCTGCATGACTACAGTTTCCGCAACCCTGCACAGCCCGAAACAGACAAAACCGCCTGGGGTCGTGGATATCGCTGCAGTCGTGGCCCAGGGCAAAAAGGCGTCAAGCTGTTTACCGCTTCGGACAATGCCGGCACACCAGGTGGGGCTTGGCTACACGCAGAAATTTCTAACGAATGGGACAGCGCGGAAGAATTTGAAAAAGCATGGCGCGCACTTCCTAAGCCGTAAAGGATTCCCAGACACTGTTTGAGCGGTGCTGGGGCTAGGTGGTGGGTATCTTTGTTTCCATTGGGGTATCCACCACCGACTTCGCATTTTGTGTAAAGTAACCACCGCTACTCAAATGGCAGAAAGTCAGGAAACATGACAAAACTAACCAATGGATATGAACCCGCCTTCGACTTCACAGTGGACATGGCCTACGGCAAAGCTGGCGAAGCCGAGCTAATTGAATTCTTTGACGCTGTACAAGGCGCTCAGATTGAAGTTAAATCAGACAGGTATCGCAATGGCAACATGGCCGTGGAAACCCAGCAGAACCCCGCAGGGCGTGGCTGGCAGGATTCTGGCATTAACGTGACCACAGCACAATGGTGGGCTTACCGTTTTGCCCCTGGTGCCTTTACTTTGGTGTCAGTACCACGGCTTAAAAAGTATTTACGAATGAACCGCGACCTACTACAAAAACGGGATTTTGCTAAAAACTCAGATAATCCCTCTCGAGGCTTTGTTCTCATGCCTAACCAAGTACAGGAACTGATGACTAGCGAATGGTACGACAAATGACCTACACACACGAGCAAATGGTCATAGCCGTGCTATTCGGCTGGTGCCTTTCCTGGGCTTATTTCAAGCTTGCCAACCGCTACTGGAATAAGTGATGCTTCCCACATGGGGCTATATCGCCCTAAGGTCTAAAGATAAGAAAACCATGGTGCAAGTCTTTACCGACTTGTCCACAGGCCTGATTGTTTATACCCAAGTCTGCCAACGTGCAGAATCTTGGCATTCATGGGGGCCGCCAATAGAAGTTCAGAGATTTGATTAAGAAACTTATGGCACTATCGCTAATCCTCGCCCTATCCACCCCAGCCCATGCAAGTGCAGCTGCTAATTCATGCCCACAATGGGAACGCCTACTAGCTCGGCATTTCCCCGCCAAAGTTGTTCCGGTCATGTCTCGAATTGCCTACAGGGAAAGTCGCTGCACCGAGCGCGCACTATCCCCAGTGCGCAAATCCACAGGAAGGCCTGATGTGGGCCTTCTACAGATTCAAGGGTCGTGGGCTACTGTGACACGGGCTGTCTGTAAGAAACAGGATGTAGTCAAGGCACTGCTCAATGCTGAATGCAATGTCAAGGTCGCTGGCTACCTATATCGCAACGGTGGCCTCGGTCACTGGCGAGCAACATCAGGAAAATAACAAAGGAAAAACAATGGAAACATCACTAGGCGAACTAATCGCCAAACTAACTAACCTCAGCCATAATCTGGCGCTTGAGCTTCGATTCAAAGAATCAAGCCTGGTGTTAGAAGCTGTGGGTGCGCTTCATGCAATACCAACATTGGCCGAAAAGGTGCGGGAGTCTTGGCACCCATCACTCAACACCAGTGGCCCATCTAAAGGCTTTAACTATCTCAGCACAGTTAAGTTGGCTGACGATGAGTGAATACACCCACAACGATGACGTGGCAGACCTTCTCTATGCCCGTGAGCAGGAAATTATTGTGCTTAAAGCAGCGCTCAAGTATTGCCATGCGGAACTAGACCGTCTGGAAAAGGAGTTAGCCCGTGGCTTGTGATGACGTACTCATGTATGGCCTTATCAGGATTTTAGTAACTCATGGTTTTGTTTTAGAAATAGAAGAACGAGACAATGGTTATGCAGTTGTCTTACCTTTAGACGGCAATTATGTAAACATTGACGATGCAGTTGAAGCCCTTGATTATTGGACAGGAATAGTTAATGAAATTAAAAAACAATTTCATTTCCCAATAGTTGAAAAACGTTTATATCAGGGAGTTCGACATGGCTTTTAATCTCGAGGATTACACACCAGTCTCCGAACGCATAAAAGCCTTCTGGATTGACCACCCAAATGGCGCTATCCATTCAGAGCTTGTATTTGACGATGGCGTTAGATGCGTCATCAAAACCACATTGTGGCTAGACAAAAACGATTGCCAGGCGACCACTGTGGACTACGCAGAAGAACTAATTGCTGACCGCGGAGTGAACGCCACAAGTCGGATTGAAAATTGCGCTACGTCATCACAGGGCCGAGCTTTAGCAGCTGCTGGATATTTAGGCGCGGATTGGACTAAGAAACCAAGCCGTGAGGAAATGCAAAAAGTCGTTCGCGGAGATACCACAATTACACAGCCCTCTAACTTGCCTAGTGAAAAGCAGTTATGGCTTTACAAGGCCGAACTGAAAAAGGCTGGCAAATTGCCCCCGCACAACATTGGCACCATGACCAAATTTGAAGTATCCAAAGCAATTGACGCGCTCAAAAATGGCGACGTTGAAATGCCGGTATATGACAGCCCAGAGGAACCGTTCTAATGGCCTCAATGCACAAACTGGTTGATGGTGTTTGGTACAAATGGCAATTGCCAAAGCCTTTTGAATCTGATTACTTGTATTCCTATGCGCTGGCCGTTGGCAAGGACGCTTTGCCCCAAGAGTTAAAAACCCGACTATGGCATGAAGAAAACTGGGAGATTGACAATGGCTGATTTCGTAACGCTCATAATTATGTGCATCTCACTGTTCATGTGCGGATTTCTGCTAGGCAAAGACAAATGATTCCCATAAGCGAATCGTCATTCCTCGCACAGGTCAAAGCACTGGCATACCAGTACGGCTGGGTAGTGCATCACAGCCAGCCTTCCATGACGCGTACAGGTAGGTACATGACTATGGGCAGCGTTGGATTCTTCGATTTAGTAATGGCCCATCAAGACAGAGGGCTTATATTTGCTGAGTTAAAAACAGAAAAAGGTAAAACGACAGTTGCACAGGATTACTGGCGCAGTTCAGTAGAACGCCACGCTGAGTGCTATCTATGGCGACCCAGTGACATTGACTTCATAGCGCAGCGTTTAGCGTCATGGTAATTGTGGCCTGGTACCTACTGCTACTATCCCTCGGTATTGCCATTATTCAAGGCTTACGCAAGTAACAAACCCTTACAACTGAATACCACCAAAGGCCACGTAGGGGATTGCACTCTGCTGGTATGCACACTGTGGAAGCAGGGTAGAACTGGCGCGCCTAACCACCTGGGATAACTTACTTGAAGGGCTGTTAGGAGAAGTCGCCAGTGCAGAGTTCCCTAACTTCATAAAAGGCGAATGGCTGACCGTCCTACACAAACCACCTGCCAGAGCTACTTGCTCAAAGTGGGGGCTGGCACAAACCACAACACTGATGTAGAACAAGTAAGCAACCGCAGCAAAGCAAGGGCGCTAGTAGCATCACCAACAGACCACCGACAAGGACACACACACATGGCAGGCAACAGAAAAATAACCCCCCAATACAGAGCCAACAGAGCGGCCCTCATGGAAGGCCACCCCGATTGCCACTGGTGCGGTAAACCATGGGACAAAACATTCCAAGCCGACCACATACTCGAACATGACGCAGGCGGTGACGATTCATTAAGCAACTTAGTGAGCAGTTGTGCACACTGCAATAGTTCAAGGGGGGCACGTTATGTAAACCTAAAGACAAGCGCAAGACAACAAGCCCGCAACCAAGCAATGAACGCCGCGCCAAAAATTACCGAAAATTTACAAAATCAGATTTTTTTAGGAAAAGAAGTCACCCCGAGCAAGCATTTAGACTCTGTATCCCCGAAGGCGGAACTGGCGAGAACTGGCCAAGACCAGACGGACTACTCGAGAATCGGCAGAATGCAGCCCAGATTGGAAACTGTGCGTAAAGGGAATTCTGTGTATGCCCAGCTTGTGGTTGATTTTGCTCATACTTATATGCAGGTTGATTTGATGGATTGGCAGGTGTATGCGCTCGAAGGTTTGTTCGAGGCTGACCCTGATACGGGGGATTTGATTAACCGTGCCGGTCTTATTTCGGTGGCTCGTCAGTGCGGCAAGACCGTTCTTGGCCAGGCTGTTCTTGGCGCTTGGATGACGTCAATAGCCAAGCTTCGTGGCAAGCCACAAACAGTGGTTAATTCCGCGCATGAACTTACGCTTGCTGTTCGCCAGTTTGAAATTGTGGCCCCTATTTTGGCTGAGTATTTTGGCGCTACTTTGAAACGTGCTTATGGCCGTAACACTTGCGAGATGCCAGACGGTTCGCGCTGGCTGGTCAAGGCTGCAACACCATCAGCGGGTATGGGCCTATCGGCTGACCTTATTTGGGTTGATGAAATCTACGCAGTGGACGACCAGGTGCTGGCTCATTCTTTGCGTCCGACTATGAAGGCGCGTAATGTGCGTACTGCTGGTGGGTCGCCAATCATGATGATGACTTCTACTGCCGGCACTGAGGCTTCGATTGCCATGCTTCGATATCGCGAACAAGGGCTACAGCTGATAGATGAAAAACGCCAGGGCAGTTTCTACTTTGCGGAGTGGTCGCCACCACCTGGGGTGGATGTTATGGAAACTCGCTGGTGGGGCTGGGCTAACCCTGCACTCGGCCAGACGCTCGAACTTGAGTCACTGCTTTTGGACGCTGACCACCCAGACCGCTCTAGTTTTCTACGCGGGTCGCTTAACCAATTTGTGAATGCTGACGCTTGCTGGCTGCAGCCTGGACAGTGGGACGCTTGCCTTTCAGAAATTGAAGGCCCAGAAGGTGGCTGGATTGCTGTTGATTCATCATTGGACGGGTCGCGCTATGTCGCTGTTCGCGCAGCTGTTGATGATGTGGGCGTTGCTCATGTCAATGTTGAATTCGTAG